ATGTCGGAAATGAATCCGTTTTTCGAAGCCAGTAATCTGCCTTACCAGGCGCCGCGCTTCGACAGCATTAATCAGCAGCACTATCGTCCGGCGTTTGATAAAGGGGTGGCGGAGAAGCGCGCGGAGATCGACGCCATCATCCATAACCCGTCCCCGGCCGATTTCGACAACACGATACTGGCGCTCGAACGGAGCGGCGAACTGCTGTCACGCGTGACCAGCGTCTTTTTCGCCATGACCTCTGCGCACACCAACGACTATTTGCAGCAGCTGGATGAAGCGTTTTCCGGCGAGCTGGCGGAACTGGCTAACGATATCTACCTGAATGAACGGCTGTTTGACCGTGTGGAAGCGGTCTGGCAGCAGAGAGCGACTGCCGGGCTGGATGATGAGTCGCTGCGCCTGCTGGAGACGACCTTCCAGCGCTTTGTGCTGGCGGGCGCGCGGCTCAGCCAGCAGGACAAAGCGGCGCTTAAGGCGCTGAATACCGAAGCGGCAACCCTGACCAGCCAGTTCAACCAGCGCTTGCTGGCCGCGGATAAAGCGGGCGGGCTGGTGGTTGACCATGCCGATAAGCTGGCAGGGCTTAGCGAAGAGGCGATTGCCGCAGCGGCAGACGCCGCGCGGGAGAAAGGCCTGGCGGATCGCTGGTTGCTTACGCTTCTCAACACCACTCAGCAGCCCGCGCTGGCTACCCTTGATGATCGTCAGACCCGCGAGGCGCTCTTTCGCGCCAGCTGGTTGCGTACCTCCCGCGGCGACGAGGTCGATACCCGCTCGCTGGTGCTGCGCCTGGCGCAGCTGCGCGCGCAGCAGGCGGCACTGCTGGGCTTTGCGGATTACGCCAGCTGGAAAATGGCCGATCAAATGGCGGGAACCCCGGAAGCGGCGTTCGATTTTATGCGTGGTATTGCGCCAGCGGCCCGCGCGCGGGCAGAACGCGAACTGGCGGATATTCAGCGCGTGATTGACGCCCGGCAGGGTGGTTTTACCGCCGAAGCCTGGGACTGGCCCCGTTATGCTGAGCAGGTCCGGCGGGAAAAATATGCCCTGGAGGAGTCCCAGCTCACGCCTTATCTGGCGCTGAATACGGTTTTGACCGACGGCGTCTTTTTCGCCGCCAGCGAACTGTTTGGCCTGCGTTTTGTGGAGCGGTTTGATATTCCGGTCTACCACCCGGACGTCCGTGTGTGGGAGATATTTGACGCCACCGGCGAGGGGATGGCGCTGTTTTACGGCGATTTCTTTGCCCGGGACTCAAAAAGCGGCGGCGCATGGATGGGAAACTTTGTCGAACAATCGACCCTGTTTGCCACCCGGCCCGTTATCTATAACGTCTGCAATTACCAGAAACCCGCTGCCGGACAGACGGCGTTGCTCAGCTGGGACGATGTCATCACGCTTTTCCACGAGTTTGGCCATACGCTGCACGGCCTGTTTGCCAGCCAGCGCTACGCCAGCCTCTCCGGCACCAATACGCCCCGTGATTTTGTCGAGTTCCCGTCGCAAATCAATGAACACTGGGCAAGCCATCCACAGGTGTTCAGCCGCTACGCGCGCCACTACCAGACCGGTGAGCCCATGCCCGAAGCGCTACGCGAAAAAATGCTGGCCAGCGCCACGTTTAATAAAGGCTACGAAATGAGCGAGCTGCTTAGCGCAGCGCTGCTGGATATGAACTGGCATAGCCTGGCGGCGACGGAGCAGATTGATGATGTTGACGCCTTTGAAAAGCGGGCTTTAGCGCGGGAAAACATGGACATGGCCGCCGTACCGCCACGCTATCGCAGCAGCTATTTCGCCCATATTTTCGGTGGCGGTTACGCGGCGGGCTATTACGCTTATCTGTGGACCCAGATGCTGGCCGACGACGGCTATCAGTGGTTCGTGGAGCAGGGCGGATTAAGCCGGGAGAACGGGCAGAGATTTCGCGAGGCGATTTTGTCGCGCGGTAATAGCACTGATTTAGCTGAACTTTATCGAGTGTGGCGCGGGCATGATCCGAAGATTGAACCGATGCTGGTGAATCGTGGGTTGAGTTCATAAAGGCTTTTTCAGGCTGAAACAGAACCGGGCGCGATGCCCGGTTTTTTGTCCGTTTTTTTCTTCCCCAAAACTCCTCCAAAATTCCTCCCCAAAATGAATCCTTAAATTCTGCGAAATTTGCAGGGGAATACTGCCCAATTATTCACGTAGCTACACCTTTACTTTTACCCAGTCGAGACCGCGATCGTTGTGATACTGCGCTGTCATCCGGTCTGATGAGTGACCCAGGAGTCGCTGGGTGTTGATGCCTTGTTCCTCATACAGACGCTCCGATAGAGAACGCTGCTCGTGAAAGGTCGGCATTGTTTTCCCGTCCTCTACGGAAATGCCGGTGCTATCGATCGCGAGCTTGAAGGATACGCTAAGACTGTTCTCGCCAACTTGATCGCTTGCCTTCACATTACCGCTTGATGTCACATGATGAAGAAGCCAGGGGCTTACTACCCGATCCCTGCATCGCTTGATCACCTGCGCCAGGGTGATATCCAACATCTCGCAGCGTAGCGAGAGCGGTATAGCCAGTTTAACCCCTGTTTTTTGCTGCTCAACGTGGAGATGGCCGTCCCAGACATCAGAGAACTTCATTTTGGCGATATCGCCGCGGCGTTGCCCGGTGACCACTGCCAGGAGCATGGAGTTTTGGACGTAGGGCGCCATATTGCCGGCCGCTTCAAATATCACTTTCCACATCTCCAGGTTCAGTCGAGAACGGGTCACTCGGACAGTGACTTTTCTTGTGGCCAGCGCCGGGTTATATCCCGGCTCAACTTCACCTGCGTGCTGCGCTTCTCTGAACAGATCAATCCAGACACTCCGGAGCGTTTGCGCCATCCGCGCTTTGCCTCTGGCTTTATATTCGTCGGTAATGGCCGCCAGCATTTTTGTGGTGACCTCCTGAATGCCAATATCAGGCATCCTTTCAGCCAGCACGTTGGTGCAGGTCCTTCTGGATTTAAGCGTATTATTTTTTATCTCCTTATTGCTGAGCCGCTCTTCCTGTATTTTCAAATATCGTTCGATCCATACGCGCATCCGCATTGATTTCTTTGAGTTAACCTTCTTATGGCTGACCATATCGATCAGGGCAAACGACTGAGCTGCTTCCTGCTGTGCCAGCAGGCGATTCAGTTCAGTGGCGGCCAGTTTGGCCGCCTCCTGATCGGTACCAAAACCGATAAATTGACCGGTTAAAGGGTGCCGGTATTGCCAGTAGGTTTTGCTGTTACGCTTATCCAGCTTGCAGTAGAGATTTGGGATATCAACCCGGTGATTACGTGGTCTGGCTGCCATTAATTACTCGCTCCATAAGCGTCTTAACCGCTTTCGGCATGCATGGTGGTAGAACCGGCGATGCGAGCAAACCAATGAATTTTGCCTCTTCATCGATAACCCAACGTCGGCCTTGTTTCAGCGCCCTTGGGATTGTTTGTCCTGTTTTTGCAATCCTGTGTAGCGACGCTCTGGATGGTGGTTGCTTAAAGCCGTTCGGACCAGAAGCCCAGTCCTCCAGGCTAACGAGCTGTCCCATGGAAACCTCCAGTTTGATTAATATGAGCCATCAAAGCCCGATATGGTGATATTTCAATATCAGGTGGCCTGGCCTGGTAAGGATCGCAGGCGGCGCATGCCGGTCATCGCTGTGGCCACGTAGCTCGCCTTCCGGTTCACCACTTCCACCCAGAGCTTCACGCCTTCCAGCCGCACCGTGTACGTCTCTTTCATCTTGCTGCGCCCATAGTCGCCGTAACGTTCTGCGTGGGTAGCCAGGGCGATATCGCATGCCTGGCGCGCTAAGGGGGACTGCTTACAGCCGCGGTTGATTAATTTCATGCGTACACTCCGGATCAAATTTGTCCCAGCAGTTGATTTCGATATTCCGCTGTAGGCGACGTTCCGCGACTTCTTCCACGCTGCGGTCTGTCATCTCTGCAACAGCCGCGTTACTGTTACGGGCCAGCAAAGCGAGTTCCTCAATACTCCACTTCATAAATCCTCCTGTACGGGAGGGGTTCCCCTCCCACAGCCCTTAGGCCACGTATTCCGGTTTCATATCTGCGAGGGTGATGCTGAACTTATCGTGCAGCTCGTCGCCCAAGTGACGTTTCGCTGCTGCCAGCACGCGCTCGGCTTCCGCGAATCGCTCAGCGGCATCCGGTTCGCCAGGTTGCGGCAGAGAGTTGACCGCGGCCTCAACCGCATTACGGTGCTTTACCAAGTGGTAGCGGCGCGTTGCCTTGTTCTTCAACTCGGTAAACAGGGTGGTGCCGAGTGCAGCTTTCGCTTCGTTAATTTCATTGCCAACGGCGGCGGCGGCCTCCAGCGTTTCAGCGGACTCTATGCGATCCCGGAAATCATCGGCCAGAGCATCGATGTTGGCCGCTGATTCCTGCGCGCTGTGAGTAGTTGTTACGTTGTCACCTTTGATGTCAGCCAGGCTCACGCGCTGGGCGGGTGCCGGGTTGATCTCCTTCTCGGTGCGCTGCTCAACTTCATCCGGGGTATACACGCCCAGAACAACCGCAGGGCAGTACAGGCGCGCCCAGTATTTGAGGGCCAGATATGCGATCTGCTGCTTCGGGTTCGATAACCAGGATGTCGTTGCCGGAATCATCGTTGAGGAATGGGAGCGACAGGGCGGCACCGGGCTAGATTTTCCCGAAGATCTGAGCCGTAAGCGTCAGAAACTCTTCCGCTGGCTCGATGGTGATACGGAGTATGCGCGCAAAAACATCAGCCAGCTGTCGCCCGCGATCATCGCCGTTCTACCGCTTGAGTTCCGTGGCCGCCTGGTACCTCAGGACTGCTTTATGACGCGCTATGCAGCGATGGAGAAGGAGATCGGCGAAGCAAAACGCGCGGTGATTCTGAGGGCGCCACAGCACCAGCTGGTGAAAGAGGTCAGGGAGGGAATTGAGCATCTGCTGGGGCTTCTGCCAGGAGAGGCTGTTGTTCAGGTTCTGAGTGGTCTCGCGGTCATGAGCCCGGGCGTAATGTGAGGTGCGCGGTGAATCATGTCGAATTTATTGAAAAGCACGTTCGCGAAGAACTTATCCGGCAGGGCTACACAGCAGCTGTCGCGCAGGGGGGCATTCCAGGCCGTCGATATGTACCGGCGAATGTCTCAGGCAAGTCGTAAGGGGAGGATTTTCGATGATGTTTTGCGTCACGCAAAGTTATGGGCAGAGAAACAGACGTTGCCAGCAGACCGATTTGAGTCGAAGCGCATCAAGCGCGGTAAGCAGCAGGGTCTGTTCTGAAAAGGTGAAAGCCGCGGTGAGGGGTCACCAACGGCTTTCGGGTGCAAAAACGGGACGTAATTGCGAGGTCATTATGACAAACGCATGTACTAAACACCAGGCTAAAGGGGCATAGCATGTCAAATGTCGCTTATGCCGATTTTGCGGCACGTAGTGCCATCAGGAGCAACCGGATGGAGAACCAGAAGACCGGATTCATCCCGTTGTACCGGAGCGTACTGAAGAAGCCCTGGGCGAAAGATGTGTTCCTGCGCACGTTGTGGGAGAACCTTCTTTTGGGTGCTGCACGTCAGCCCTACACGGCGAACTTTAAAGGCCGTCAATGGCCCTTACAAACCGGACAACTGGTAACCACAACGGCCGATTTGGGGCTGAAATTATGCGACCGGGAAGGGAGGCCGAGTAGTCGTCACGCCGTGGACAGGATGCTTGATGTTTTCGAGCGCGAGGGAATGATTTCTCGTTCTGGAGAGAAGCGAAAAGGCACTGTGATAACCATCACAAATTATGAGCAATATGCTCAAAAAATAGACGATTCACCCGCGCAATTCCCCGCGCATAACGCCGCGCATACCGCCGAGCATAACAAACCCAGCAATGGCGCGAGTTCGGAAGGTGATGCCGCGCATACAGCCGCGCATAAGTCCGCGCAATTCCCCGCGCATCATGAACAACAAGGTAATAACAACAATAAAAACATTAAAAGATCTTCGTTTCGGAATTCTGACGAATCCCGAAACGACGCCACTGAAAAATTTCTCTCTCGTCACCCCGAAGCCATTGACGGAATTTACACCCCGGCAGGCAAATCCTGGGGAACCGCTGACGACCTAAGGGCCGCGCGCTGGATTTACCAGAAACTCCTGGTGGTCAATGCCAGCCTTTCAGAACCCAAATGGGTTGAGTGGGCAAATACAATTCGCCTGATGCGCATGGTTGACCGCCGGACTCACCGCGAGATTTGTGAGTTGCTCGTGTGGGCCAGTGAGGATGATTTCTGGGACAGCAACATCCTGAGCCCTTCCGGCCTTCGCAAGCACTGGGAGCAATTAACCACTCAGCGCCTTAGCCGCCATAACCGCGCCGGGCATGCGCGGCGGCAACCTATCGACTTCAATAACACCGACTGGATTAACGGGGTGCTCGATGAAAAACCTTTCTGAACAGCTGCATAACTTCGATCGGGAAAATTTCCGTCGTGTCGCCCATGGTTTGCCGGAGGTTCAGGATGCTCGCGAACCTGCCCGCCAGGCGCAACAGGTGGCCGAAATATTCAACGGCCTGTTCGCTGAACTGCGCGCTGCGTTTCCGGCGGCTATAGCCAATTTCCGCAACCAGGATGAGTACAACGAGTTTCGCCGACAGTGGCTTCTGGCATTTCGCGAAAACGGTATCACCACCATGGCGCAGGTCGCGGCAGGAATGCGTATTGCCCGGCAGCAGGAGCGACCATTCCTGCCATCACCTGGGCAGTTTGTCGCATGGTGTCGCGCCGGGGAAAGTGCGGCTGTTGGCTTGCCTGATCAGAACGAACTGGTAGCGCTGGTCTATCAGTACTGCCGCACCCGTGGAAGCTATCCGGACGCAGAATCGTACCCGTGGCCGGGAAAAGACGAGCATGGCCAGCACACCATCAAATCCAGGGCGTGTTACTGGATGGTTACCAACTTAAGCCAGCAGATGCGCCAGCAGGGGCTTACTGACCGTGAGCTAAACCGCCAGGCCGGGGAGGAACTGACGAAGATGGTAAAACGCGTCCGAAGCGGCGAGGTACTACCTGAGCCTGTTGTTCGTCTGCCAGTTATGGGGAAAAAACCATTAAGTCGCGAAGAGAGTATGTCGAGGGTTCAGGAAATCCGGGCGAAGTTTGGGTTCAAAGGGGGAAGGGCATAATGGATAACATCAGCATTGAAATCCTGAAAATTGTTTCTGAATTTTCTCCAGTTAACACGGCGCAACTCGTGCAGGTTTTAGGTTGTTCAAAGCGAAAAGTACTCGCTGGGCTGGCTGATCTGCGCGTAGCCGGCCGTATCTTCACGAAAATTCCAGTAGGGCATTTTTCCAGTGAAGCCGCTTATCAGGTCTGGCTTGAGAATGGTGGAAAAGAAAAAATAACCTGCCGTGGGCGCGCGGCGGCGGCTCGCAGTAATTTAACCAAGGCAAGGCGTAACGACACCATACCCTGCAGAACGATCATCATGCTCAGCTCACAAGGCCCCCTTCGCGCAATTGATATTGCCCGCGCCCTGGACGTTCCCTACAACACACTTTCCGGACAGCTCAGCACCATGGTGACGCGTGGGCAGGTCATCAGAACCGGTAGGGCAGGAAAATCTCTCTACAGCCTGGCGCCAGGGGTTGAACTGGAGCAGGGGGCGGCTACTCCGGTTAATGGCATCTTTGCAGAACCGGGCTGAAGCTCTGCGTGCTGAGAAGAAGCGCCAGCGTGAAGAGGAGAAGGCAGGGCGCCAGCGCCGCCGGGAGAAGCGTGTGGCACTCAAAACTAAAACGCAGTGGAAGAATGAGGCTCAGGCCGCGTTCAACCGCTACGTGCGTCTGCGTGATGCCGGAAAGTCGTGCATCAGTTGTGGCCGCCTCCCTGCTCAAAAATATGGCGGAACTATGGACTGTGGACACTACCGCACCCGCGGTGCTGCCGCCCACCTGGCCTTTAATCTGCACAATACCGCAGCACAGTGCGTTCAGTGTAACCGCGACCGGGCTGGCGCCCAAAAAGCGTTTGAGCAGGGGCTGATTGAGCGGATCGGGCCAGAGAAAGTCGAAGCGCTTAACAACAACAACGCCGTCCGCAAGTTCGATATCCCGTACCTGCAGCGCATCAAATCAATCTTCACCCGCAAAGCCCGCGCGCTGGAGAAGCGCCGCGCCCGTCAACAGGAGGCAGCATGAGCACAGAAACCGAAATAGAACTCGGCAAGGTTGTCGCATTCCCGACGAAGAATAACGAGCTACAGGACGGGCTGGTAATTCAGCGTGAAGGCCAAAAGTTGATGTGCCTGCACTCAGCTGTTTGGGTTAACGAGAAGGACAGGACGCTACGTTGCCGTAAGTGTGAAACGTTAATTGACCCCTTTGACTACCTGATGACGCTCTGCGACCAGGAGTCTCGATACTGGGAAAACGTTAAATGTCTTCGTCGTGAAGAAAAGCAGCGCCGACAGAATATAGAGAAGCTGATTCAGATCGAGAAAAACGCCAAGTCCCGCATACGTCGCGCTGGGGAGAAGTCACCACTACCGCTCTGGCAGAACGAGAGGGTCGATGAATGACCCGCGAGCAGATAGCCCGATACCAGGCCGATTGCGTCATGCGAGCCAAGATTCCGCCAGTAGCAAAGCACAGTCAGACCAAAACCAAACAGCCAGAGAGGGCCGCAGCGTGAACACACAATACCTGGAATTTGTACGCCAGCAGCTGATCGTTGCGACCGCCGATCTGAGCGGGGCTACGAAAGGGCAGTTGATGGCATGGCTGGAGAGTGCCCAGTTTGACACGAAGACCTTTAAGCGGAAGAAGCCGCGCGTGAAGGATGAAGTGACTGGGGAGATGATAACGCTGGATAATCCACCCATTCCCGGTAAACAGTCACATGCAAAGGGCTCTCATATCCCCTTGGTTCAGCCTGTCGAATACTCTACCGCGTCGTGGCGCCGGGCGGTTCTGTCACTCGAGGAACACCAGAAGGCGTGGATACTCTGGAACTATAGCGAAAACACGCGCTGGGAGAACCAGGTGGCGATCACCCAGTGGGCATGGGCAGAGTTCAGGGTGCAATTGGGAACGAGGAAAATGGCCGTTAAAACCATGGAGCGCCTGAAAGCGTTAATCTGGCTGGCTGCGCAGGATATGAAGGAAGTACTGGCCGGGCGTGACCCTTATCAGTATAGGGATCTGGCCGCGCTGGCGGGCGTGAACAAAACAAATTGGTCTCAGAACTATGTTGACCACTGGGAGGCAATGACAGGGCTGTTTGCTCGCTTAGATACTGACTCCCTGTGGCAGGCTTCGCGAACACGTTCACAACAAAAGGCTGCAAATTATCAGCAGGGTATTGCAGAAATGAACTAATTGGCGTATATTTCGACTAAATCTGATATCGTCGCTATAGCTTTGATTGTCGACCGAATTACAAGAAAGAGCCCTGCGGTTTACCTCGTAGGGCTTTTTGCTTACTGCCCTCAGCACTGATAACTAATTTCTAATTAACCGTTATCTGTAACATCTCGCGCCACTGGCCTCGTCGCCAATGGATGGCGGTAAGTTGGAATTATCCGCGAGGTCAGGCTAATCACTTTGAGCCTCGGCATTTAGCCGGGGCTTTTTCGTATCTGGCTCAACGGTTGACAGGCGCATCACCTTATCCATGCGGGGTGTTGCCCGAACAGCGCCAGAACCACTGGTCGCTGGCCCTTTCCGTCTATAAGTCTTGTCGTGAATGTTCCGGCGATCAAAGCAACGACATCGACGTGGTTGAGGTGAAGTGTATTAATTGCATTTACCACTTGGTTTTTTTAGAGGCCCGCATGAACCGGGATCCAGCATCTTGTAACCTTTTGCTTTCATGCAATTTTCAAGCTTGAAAATGCGTTCATCATGTTGTTCCATGCTCTCTCCATCCAGGCTATTTCTTCGGAATGTCTCATCCCAGGAGTGAAGCGGGTATGATTTTGATACTCCGCAGGCATACAAGTCTTTCCTGCGCTGCTGAACATCTGTATGCCCCATGCTTTGAGGTTTCTGGAACGTCTGGACGTAGGGTGGAAAACTGTAATTACTTGAGTCCATATCTGCTACAACACAACCGGTTAAAACAATACAAAATATCAAACTGAGTTTTCTTATCCTGCGCATTTTTCGGTTCTTCCCGGAGTTATGTATTAAACTTTCACTTGCCCGGCTTAACCGGGGTACTTATTTATAACACAGCCCCCCGACTTAATCGGAGATGAGAGATATACATCGCATGTGCCGTTTAGGGAGTAAGTTCAAAATTTTGATTCAGCCTCTGATACACACGCGTAAAAGTGGTCTACTCTTAAAATGCATTCTTTGACAGTCAAAACAATAACACTCAGCAGATGGTGAATCCCCCTGTGCGGAGGGGCACTACTGGCGGCCTTGAGTTTGTAGACGCATGCGGAACGTTGTTGCCAGTCGGCGTTTCACCGGGAGGCACCCGGCACCATCCAGAGATGCTGTACCTGATAGCCTGTTCGTCCGAGCAGGCTTTTTTTTCGCCGCCGATAGCTCAGCAGGAAAGAGCAACCGCCTTCTAAGCGGTGCGTCCGGGGTTCAAATCCTCGTCGGCGGACCAGATATCCAGCCTGTTTCCGGTTTGCACCCGGCGGTGGCCCACCGTAACAGGGCATGAAAGCTCACTTCGGTGGGCTTTTTTTATTTCCCCTCTTACCCGAGAGGATGCACAGCAATGAGGGGGCTTCATGTCCGATCCGGTTTCCGGAACTGTCGCAGGTGGCGCTGCGCTTACTGGTGCGAGTATCTATGGTCTGCTGACCGGCACGGATTATGGTGTCGTTTTTGGCGCTTTTGCCGGTGCGGTCTTTTATGTAGCCACAGCTGCTGATTTAACCCTGATACGTCGTGCTGCCTATTTCGTTGTTTCTTACATCGCCGGGGTCTACGGCGCAGGGCTGGTGGGTTCAAAGCTTGCCAGCCTGACGCACTACGAAGACAAGCCGCTTGATGCACTAGGGACTGTAATTCTTTCTGCATTGACGATCAAAATCCTGACGTTCGCCAGCCAGCAGGACCCCGCTCAGTGGTTTCAGCGGTGGAGAGGGGGAGCCAATGGTAATAAGTGATCCGCTGGTACTGACCAACGTAGCGACGTGTTCAGCCATTGTGCTGCGCCTGATGCTTTTCCGTAAGCCGGGCGCGCGTCATCGCTGGTGGGCATCATGGCTGGCATACCTGATTATTCTGGCGTATGCCTCGGTGCCGTTCCGTTATTTCTTTGACTTTTACGTCCATGTTCACTGGGCGTCGGTCATCATCAACTTAATCATCTGCGCTGCCGTGTTCCGCGCACGGGGAAATGTGGCGCGTCTGTTTCAGGTACTGAGGCCCGAATGAACCTAACAAAATTTCAGCAGGCGGCTGGTTTAAGCGCCGGGTTAGCTGCGCGCTGGTTTCCGCACATCGATGCGGCGATGAAAGAATTCGGCATTACTGCCCCTGTTGACCAGGCGATGTTTATTGCTCAGACCGGGCATGAATCGGTCGGCTTTACCCGGCTGGTGGAAAGCATGAATTACAGCGTGGCCGGACTGGCAGGTTTCGTTCGCGCCGGGCGGCTTACTCAGGATCAGGCCAATATGCTTGGCCGGCGTTCTTACGAAAAAGCGCTGACTCTGGAACGCCAGCGCGCTATCGCAAATCTGGTGTATAGCAAGCGCCTCGGTAATAACGCATCCGGCGACGGATGGAAGTATCGCGGTCGCGGGCTGATTCAGATCACCGGCCTGGCTAATTACCGTGACTGCGGCTCGGCGCTGAAACTCGACCTGGTAACCAGCCCGGAGCTACTGGAGCAGGATCGAAACGCGGCGCGCTCGGCGGCATGGTTCTATGTCACCAGCGGGTGTCTGCTTTATTCGGGAGACCTGGAACGCATTACGCAGATTATCAATGGTGGCCATAACGGCATTGAAGACCGCCGTCTGCGCTACAACCGGGCACAAGCGGCATTGTTATGATCCAGGCACTACTGAAGAGGTACTGGCTATCGCTGGTGGTGCTGGTGCTGATTGGCGTGCTGGCAGTTCTGGTCAACCGGTACCGTGACAGCGCCATTGAGTACAAAAAGCAACGTGACGAGAAAACGCAGGCGCTCAGTCTGGCGAACGCCACCATCAACGACATGCAGGTGCGCCAGCGCGATGTGGCTGTTCTTGATGCCAAATACACGAAGGAGCTGGCTGATGCCCAGGAAACTATTGATCAGCTTGAACGTGATGTTGCTGTTGGCAAGCGTCGGCTGCAGCTCAACGCAACCTGTGCCGCGAACGGAACGGCCAGCTCCACCAGCCTGGGCGATGCTACCGGCCCCCAACTTACTCGATCCGCTGAGCGGGATTATTGGCGTCTCAGGGCAGGAATCGAAACCATCACCGGGCAAGTGAACTACTTGCAGGACTACATCAGGCAGCAGTGCCTTAAATAACCGAGGAAATTATGAGCGAAGTAAAACCGCAGGATGGCAGCGTGCCGTGCTGTAGCCCGCCCTGACGCTGATTGCTAAGGCATTACAGCTGAGCCACTGTCGAAGTGTCATGTTGCATGTAGACGGATGCATACCGGTTATCAGCGGCAATAAGGAGCCAAATACTCATGGCTCGAGCGCAGCCGCTGAAAGAGCATGGAAGATGTTCCAGTTGGGTTGGGAGCATGGCCCATAAGCAGTTTACCCGCAAGGATTTTGTAAAAAGGCTTGCATTCATCCTGAAATGGTCTAAATTTCCGTGGTCCCAAAGTGACTGAAACAGCAGTTAAATCAGGGATGCTGACATAACCATGAGGGGGAAAGTGCCGGGTGGCTCCTGCTGACTCCTTTTATAGTTAATCAGCTAATAATAATCGCGGAAGCGTAAAAAATTTACAGGCCTGAGAGTTCTGTAAAAAAAACCTCAGAAACAGGAAATCCAGGCTGTTTCTGAGGCTTGCAAATGCAAATTCGTTACACTACCAATGTAAAGAAACTACTTGGGGCTTGAATGAGAGTATTCTCATAAACATTGTTGTTTTTTGTTCCCCTTCATAGTTTTTTACAAAAGCCGCCAGTTAATGCTGGTGGCTTTTTTATTGCTTATCGCGCGCCAGTCCTATCCATCGCGACTGCGTAAACGGGGTGACCAGGCATAACACCATCAGGAAAAGGAAATCGCTGACCCAGCCTTCTACGATGATCGCTTTGGGGGAAGATACCCTATTGTCTACACTTAAAGTTTCCAACATAAAGAGGAGGTGTGTATGACTGACCGTCCAGTTGAAGGTGATCATCCAGACTTTAGTCCTATCCCGGGCTACGGTGAAAACGACCAGCAAGATCGCACTGATAAAACCCAAAAAGATGATCCGGGTGTTGCGCCAGAGTCTGGCGATAAGCAGCCAGAATGAATCAAAGCCGCCTACGGGCGGTTTTTTGTTGGTTACAAGTCACCATCTAAAACAGAGCATCAAATAGCGCTCGCTTGATAAATTGTTAAGAATTGCCTTATCGCAGACTATGAGAAAAAGTAGCTAAAGAAATTAGAAAATTAGCCGTTGTGTACATAGGGTTTTTAACTCAGGGATACTAAGTGATGCCTTTTCTGATTGTGATTTTTGTTGTCATTATGGTGTTGGTGCTTTGGAAGTCCGGAATACCTCAGGCAATCATCATGTTAATCATTCCATTGATGTTTAGCACGTTAGGTGGGATGGCTGCAGCTGCGGGTGTCAGCGCTTTTGCGACGCCATTTATTGGGGTACCTGTTGGAATCGCTGTCTTTTTGATGCTACTGGGCAAGTTCTTATCTAAGCGGTGAGTCCTCTCGAAATTTTATGCATTGAAGCCACCCCAGTAGCGGTGGCTTTTTTATGCACATCGCACGCGCACATCCAAGAGAGTCTTTCAGCTGTGAGCCACTGGTTGTAGCTGGTGGCTTTTTAATGCCATCAAAATGGGCAGCCTCATCGTTATAGCGAGTTAAACCCTGGAGCGTCTCATGGCGAGCGATGACGAACGCAGACCATATCCGCCAGTTAACTTCATTGACTCCGACAACTGGCAGCCATACACCCGAGTAACCCACACCGTAACCGTCACTGTGTAGGCAAAACAAAGGGCAGCACATCTGCCCTTGATTTTGCTTATGGGGGAAAGATGACACCAGTTAAAGAGTTTGGCGAATGCCTTATCAGTGTCGGGGATAAGGACTATTTTTTCCGCCCGTCACTCCTAGCAATGTCCAGTATTGGCGAGCCTGTAGAAATTGTTCAGACGTTTTACGATCTCTGCAATGATGAAGTGACTTCCCTCATCCAGAAGGCCGCTGAATCCTACATCCACTCAGAATATGACCGCCTGCCTGAATATGTTATTAGCTACATACAGAGCGGCATACTGAGCCGTAAGGCGATCATGGCTGCGCATACGGTTTTGTCCGCATGCTGCGAGGATGATGTGGGAGAGCTGATCGGCTGGATGAAGCCAGGTAAAAGCCGAAAGCGGGGCTTTATGTGGCGGCGGGGTATTTTGCCGCCTCAGGATATGGTCATCATCGCTCAAAGTCTGATGATGCACGGCATTATCGGCCAGGCCAAGTTACGTAAGCTACAGCGCTACGAATCGAACGAGCCCACAAATGAATTCAGGGCATCGGATTACATCATTGCTGCGCGAAACCACTTCAACGTCAGCAAAGAAGAGGCCGCACAACTGACGATGACAGAGTTCCAGATGATGCTGGTCGCTAAATACCCTGAACAGAAGGGGTACACCCGGGAAGAATACGATACCGCGGCAGATGACTACTTTGCGCGACGCAAGCGCCGGCAGGCAAAGGCTCTGTAATTTCTCAATTCAATGCATTTTGGATCGCCATGGTTTGCCCTAGATTGTCTTGAGGCTTGCTCAAATATGAGCAAGGTATTAAACTGACGACATCGTCAAGATTGCTATCGGAGGTTTTATGACAACATTTACCTTTGTAATGCCACAGCAGCGCCGAGTGCGAGCTGAGATGGCTGCATGGGCAAATGGTCAGAAGACTCACTCTGTTAAGCTTGTGACTATCTCCCCGAAAAAGGCTACCGATATTTCTCGTAGAATGGCCGAGGCTATGTCAAGAACATGTGATGGTTCATTCGAAATCGCATAAAAGTGACTAGCAATAATCAAAAATTCAAAGGAACAGTTTACCTTTCGCCAACCTTCAGCGCTGAGATGCGGAAAATGGAAGGGGTTGGTGATTTTTCTTTGACTGATTTGAAAGATGCTTTTAAGCAGTACTGGGCTACCGGGTTCCATCCTTCTCTTGGGCAAGATTCAAGCTTTGCGAGACCAGAGGAGATACTCTCTCTGAGTGTTCGAAAGGCTCATGTCGATCAAGGAACCTATCCTACAGATAAAGGTTACTCCGCTACTGAGGCTGCATGGACTAAATGGAGAACGGGGTCTGTAAATTCTAAGCCATCGAGTAATGCATATCTTATTTACGCGGTTACTGCCGAAAGAGATGCTATGTTGACCGCTTTTTTTATCTGATGATGCCCACACGACAACAGAAAAAATACCTATATGGATAGCATCATTGAAATCACCTATCGTTTCTATGATGCCAGAAAATCTAAGCCAATGCCTCTCGAAGAACATGCCAGCTTGTTCGACGATAAATGGTTAGAAGATTAAAAGCCGCCACCCGGCGGGTTTTTGCTTTCTTAAAGACCCAGTCCGCCACAGTCGGTTTTCCCGTTCCCGTCGATTGAGATCAATAAATCATCGTTTGCCGTTGCGCCTGTGCTATTCCTGGGTAGGATGTTCATTTTTACCAGTGGGGATAGGGATATGAGCCTTGATGGATTCTCTCGAGATAAAGTCGAATGGTTCAGGTCGTGGGTGCTCAAAAAGAGCTTTTTAGAAGTGGTAGATCTTCATTGTCAACTAACCTGAGCAATGGCTCGTTGATAATGCGGCAGTACATTTCAAAAGACCTGAATTCACCAGCCTCACCACCAATGGTTTTCCAGATTAAAGATGGATACTGGAAAGCGAGTGAGGTTCAGATCAGAGCCGGGTTCCTTAATATCCTCAATACAGGCTGGCCGCGTTTTCGCTATACGCTACCGCTGTTTCCCGGTCTTCGTTATCTCCAGTAGGAAATCATCATGTTCAGTCCTGAAAAATACCGTTCTGTCGTCTGGCAGAAAGGCGGCCGCGCTTTCCCCGGGCTCGACTGCTTTGGCATTGTTAACGAAATCCGGCGGGACCTTGGCCTGGTGTCGTGGCCTGATTTTGCCGGCGTCACGAAGGATGATAACGGTCTCGATCGGGAAGCGCGCGGGCTGATGGCGGACCTGACACGTTGTGAGCCTGTTCCGGGCGCAGGCATTGCCTGCTACTGTGGATCCGTGGTGATCCGCAGACGCATAATGTGCATGTGCTGGTTCAGTACAGAAATGCCGCCACGGCCGGGGCCTGGAAAACGGTGGCATACAATTTCAGTAATAAGACAGCAGACGGCCACGGTTACACCCGCCGCATCAGCGGCCTGCCCGCGGCGCAGTACGAGGTCAGGGTGCGGCGAACGACAAAAATCGGCGGCGCCAGAACGGTAAATAACGTCTACTGGCAGGCGCTGCGTTCCCGCCTGGCAAAGCGTCCCGCCCGGTACAACAACGTGACCACCATCGCTCTGTCCGTCCGCACAGGAAACCGCCTGGCGGCGCAGTCCGATCGCCGCATCAGTGTAATACCCACCCGCATTTACAGCGGTGGGCGTACCTCACGCAGCATCAGCGGGGCGTTATACCATGTTCTTGAGTCGCTGGGATTCACGACCAGCCAGATTGACAGCGTCGCGATAGACGCGCTGGAAACAATCTGGTGGACGCCGCGGAATGAGACGTTCGACTGGGCCACGGGTGACAGTAAATCTGCCCTGGAGGTGCTGCAAAAAATCACCGGTGCCGGCATGGGCTATTTTTTGCTGTCTGACGGGCTGATTTCTGCTGGTCGGGAGGGCATTAAACCCTGGGTGGGCATGATTACGCCGCAGGAGACAACCGAAGAACTGCAGACAGCGTTCCGGGCACCCTCGCAGGATGATTACGACGGCGTGGACGTGACGTACATCAACGGGACGACCTGGGCGGAGGAAACCGTCCAGTGTCGGCTGCCCGGCAATCCTGTGCCGCAGAAAGTTGAGAGCTACACGCTGGATGGCGTACTGGATGCAGACCGCGCTTACCGGACAGGTATGCGCCGGTTGTCGCAATGGCAACAGAACTGCTCGACAAAGACTGGCTGGACAGCGATGCGGCAGTTATTGGGTCGGCGCATGGCAATGGTGGGCAGAGTATTGACCAGCTTGAACGTGAATCCGTGTTTTACAACAACCTTATTACCGCCGTGACGTATACCTGCGGGTATGTAAAGCAGCAGGGACTGCATTACAGCGTGCCGTTTATCGACTGGGTGCAGGGCGAAGCGGACAGAAAACTGCCAGCGGGCGAATACACGGCCCAGCTGATGCAGCTGCGCCAGCATCTTCAGGAAGATATAGCGGCCGCAACCGGTGATGATTATCCGGTTCCGGTTTTGCTTGACCAGATAAGCAATGCCACCGCCTACAACATGACGGCAAGCTTCGTACCGCTGGAACAACTGCAGATTGCGCTCGACCATCCCGCACTGTTTACCTGCGCCGGTCCCAAGTACTGGCTGGAAACAGTGGACGACGGGGTGCATCTCACAACGGAGTCCAGCCAGCGTCTGGGCAGTCTGCATGCCCGTGCCGCCGCCGCA